CTGGCTCCCGCCTCCGCTCCTCCCAGCCACCATACAGCCTGCTGAGGCGTCAGAATCGTCCCGTCAGATAATTTTACGCCATTATTCACAGAGATCACCCATTCGCTGTCACAGCTCTGTGCTTCCGCCATCACTGCCTGGCACTTAAAACCTGTCCTCTCGGAAACACGCTTCACAAAAGCTGCCATCGCCTGTATGACAACGCTGTCTGTTCCGTCATAGATCAGGATATCAAATGGATACGGCTCCAGCACCTGGAGAAACTGCGCATAGTCGGCGGACGTTACTTTGGGATCCGCTCCTCCCGTAAGCGGCGCCCCTGCGTGATCTTCCAGAGTCCCCGAACCGGAAAACGTCACCCATCCGTTTTCTGACAGATCCTTTCCGTCTGACACAGACTGCGTATCTGCGATCATCCCGTCGATTACGGTAGAAACATCAAACACCCCTTCCCTGTCCGGATCTTCGGTCACGATCACTGTAATGTCATTTCCGCGCTGTCCCTCATACAGAGCAGTGACCGTCAGGCTGCCGATCTTTGCCGCAGCCTTCGCACCGTCAGTGCCTGCCGGACGATAGAGCAGAACCCTCACCGGCCCGTCCGTAGTATCGCTTCCCTTCATCATCTCGCGAAGGAACAGCGCTTTTTCACTGGTGATGTCATAACCGATATAAGGACGCAAATTCTCTCCCGGAACGATCTCCTGAATCACATCCGCGGCCCCCCAGGAGAGAGGTTCTGCGATAACCACAACACCCTTTTCTCCGAAACTGACAGGGAGATTTCCCTGAGATTTCGTATTAATGTAGACGCCCGGCTGCACTTTGTTCTGGCTGGTCCATATTCCTCCTGCCATGCTTTCACTTCCTTTCTTTTCCCTTCAACGCCTTATCCAACACTGCCTTTGCCTCCGATATGGTATACTTTGGCTCTGTCAGGATCACCTTTGCAAAATCTCTCTGATAACCGGCCAGGTGGCTGCTTTTTAAAAGCTTCTCCGTCGGATATTCCTTCTCCGCCTGTAACGTTTTAACCGGTTCCGTCTGTTTTGACGTATCCATGATTCTCCTCCATTTCTCTCATCAACATGTTCTCTCTCGGCAGCGCCACTCTCTGTCTGATATGAAACTGATAATGCAGTTCCATATCCTCATTCTTCCATTGCCTCTCAAAGGTTCGGATCATAACCGGGTCAGAGCTTCCGTCAGAATAAGGAAACAGCTCCAGTGTCTCATCCAGGTACTGGGCGATGGCGTGGATCCGGACATTTCCATTGACAAGATTGCGTTGCTGGACGAATACAATATCAATTCCCAGATCCCGCAAAAACCGGTCTCCTACATGGGAATCTACAGTAGAAGGCATGAAAAAAATAAAGAAACAGGGGAAACGAGTCCCCTGCTGGTTCGGACTGTCATAAACAGGATATTCCGGGTATTCTGCTTTCAGCAGGCCAGCCAGGCTGTTCACGATGTGTTCCAGCGTGAAGATCATCTCACAGCCTCCCTGACCCGTTTGTCAAGCTCCTTGCGCACCACTGTGCGATACCTCCTGATGGCCTTCTGCTTCATGTACTTTCCCTCTACATAGGTGGTTTTTGTTCCTACCATGATTCCTTTTTCATTATTGGGATCTTCCTCCAAAAGCCCGGAATCCTTATTAATCGTGAGACCCGGCACAAAATGTTTATCTACTCTATGACCGTCATTCACATAAGAAGCATACTGCATATTGTTATTGAGTTCCGTTCTTATACTGCCATTACAGTAAGCAGGAGCGGTTTTACTGTCCACCTGCCAGTGCTGCGCCATCTGTCCGCTCCTCATGTTCGTCCCGGCGATGGGAGCGCCCCCGTTTGGCGGGGTGTTTTCTGCGGCCACTCTGACTGCCTCAATGGTCGCTCCCTCTGCCACTTCCGCCATGATCCGGGGAACATTCTGTCCCGCACGGCGCAGCTGCTCCAGCCTTTTTCTGATCTGGCTCCCGAAACTTGACATTTCCTCACCCCTTCCCGATAATATTGTCGGACAGCAGGCCCACTTCCTTGTGCTGCAGACCCGTGAGAGCCCCTCCCACCGGATCATAATAATCCGCGGGATTTCCCGCAAAAAACCGTTCCGATTCATTTGCATAACCCAGATTTCCGCCTCTTATGATCATCAGCTCATCTCCGGCCTTTATATCTACCGACAGATCACAGGCCATCTTCTGGACGGACCGCTCCCTCGCTGCGTTTGCTGTCAGATTCGGTCCGTCCTTTGAGAGACTGTAGATCCGGCAGGGAACCGGAGAGGCATTGACTTTTACTCTCTCCTGCCTGTCCAGATTGCCGCTGCTCACCGGTACGACCCGGTAAATGTCAACCGTATCTGTATACCAGGATCTGAAAACAGGATTGTCAAAAATCATATGACGTACAGCCCTCCTATCCCCGCCATGCGGGCCATGGTCACCAGCTGGGCGCCGTACTGCGTGGCGTTCCAGGTTCCCCATTTCTCCGTTCCGGCCGTAACAGCGCTGTTGTCATAGCTGATGGAGGTGTCCCCCATAGCGGCAGATCTCACGACTCCCGTCTGATCTGCACCAGCCGCAGCCTGAGCGGCACTGTCGGAACCGGAGGCATAAGTTTTCAGATACAGAGAGACAAAATGGGCTGTATAAAGCCCTGCGGCATACTGCCACATACTCCCCCAGCGGGAAGGGAGCACGCTGTCATTGGCCTGCCTGATGAACTGAAGGAGCATCTTTTCCGGTATCAGGCTCTCTCTCATCAGTTCCCCTTCGCCTTCCCCGGGAGAAACATGTCTCGTAAACTGGGGAAAATCCTCCCAAAACAGCTCTGCGGTATAGTTTCCCTGTTCCCCGGGCTGCGGTATATTGGCTGCTGCTGCCTTCGCTCCTGTAAAAGAAGGAGCGGCAGGATCACCACAGCCTTCTGTCCGCATCATGTGCCACCTCCGCTTTTCGGAGTCCCGCGGTTTGAACCGTCAGCCTTCTTTCCTTTCTCCGAATCCTTCTTCTCTTCTGCCTGTTCCGCATCCGGACGGATATCATTCCCCGCCGCCTTTTCCGCCGCTTCTGCCTCTGCCTCTTCCAGCTGCTTATCCCTGGAACCCTCGGGGACAAAGATCATCCCGCCTCTGATTGCGCGCTGCACCAGATTGCTCCCGGCCACATCCTCCGGGATCTCCCCGACAAAATCCTTCCGGATCAGATAAGGCGAACCGTCAGCCCGCCTCACCTGATAATTTCTCTTTGATACGATAAACATCAGTCTGCCCTCCTTAGATTCCGTCCATATAGGTAATAGTCTGCTCATAGAACACCTGAACTTCCGACAGGTTTCCGGCATAAGCCGTATCGTAGCAGAATTCCGCCGTGTTGGGACCGGTCATGGCACGGGTAAGAGGCACCAGCTCATCCATGGCAAGATACCGCTCCTTGTTGCAGTAAGCAGCCAGGCGATCCTCCCCCGCGTCCCCCGCGCCTTTACACCAGCCCGTAGCGCCGATAAACAGGTCCGCCCCGTTGTGTTTCGCCACATTATTTTCCAGGAGAAAAGTCAGGATCGTCTTTTCCGCCAGCTCCGTCACTTTTTTCGTGGCAATGTAATTATACTGCTCATAAGGCATGATGATGTGGTTCGGAACCGCATCACGGTCATACTCTGCCCGCTCCCATGTGGCAAGGATCACATCGTTTACATCTTTCAGAATCTGATCCGGTGTTTTATCCTTCCATTTGGTGCTGGGGGACGTGGCCCCATTAGAAGCCGCATCCATTACCGTCACATCAGGATTATTGATCAGCCCGGTGGTGTCATAACGGGAAAATCCTGTATAAGTATTCTCGTCCATATGCTTATCATAAGTCATGCGCAGACCATCGCGAAGCAGACTGTCCATATTACGCCCCGTCATGTTGCCTCTCTGCATATCAACCCACATCACCCGGGTCCCTGCGGCGATCATATGGGTCTTAAAAAGGCCCTTGGAAAAATCCGCCTGGATCATGGGGATCCCGTTGGCTCCGCCGGAATGCATAAGCCCGTCTCCAGAACCTCCTGCGATGCCGTATCCCACCTGCATGGAGGAAACAAACTCGGCCCATCCGCCTCCTACCCTGACGGGAACGTCGCGTCCATAAGTAAAACTGGTAAGGGGTGTTCTGACCATCATGTCCCTCTTCTCCAGCTCGGAAGTCAGAAAAGCCTGACCCGACGCGATCCCCGCCGCATCCATGTTAAATACCGCTGCATTTCTTTTGCCTGCCGACAGTGTCGCCGCCTTTCCGATGTCAAATGTACCAACATTTTTAAATGCCATCTCACGTTACCTCCTTATGCATTCGTCATAGTCAGGATCCTCAGCTCTGCCACACCGTTGGCATCTGCAGTCCCCTTCCACCGCACGGAACTCAGCTCTGCTGTGTAAACGGTGCTGTCCGCTTTATCTTCCGCAGCTTCAAATCCTCCTACCGCCAGATTAGGCTTTGCGGGATTTGCCGTGGTCCGTACAAACACCTTTCCCCCGGGAGAGGGAGTTCCGCTCTGACAGATCACGTTTACACAGCCCCGCTTCATCACAGACACTGCCTCGCCCGGGCGATACCCTCCTTTGTTCTGGTTCAGATAATTCAAGGAGGACTTTATTTCCCGCACAGCCACGCCCCAAAACTTATCTTCACCAGAACCTGCTGCCCAGGGCGCTGCCGCCCCGCCGGCACCCATCATTACCGGAGCCCCGAAGGGGACTTCTTCCGTGCCGGACAACGGAGCCGTATCCACTACCATGTCAGGCTGCCTGGCATAACTTCCTGCATATCCATGAGGCATCGTCTTTCCGATCGTCTGTCCTTTCATCTATTTCGTCTCCTTTCTTCTATGGGGATTCAGATTGTCATACAGCGCCTGGATCGCGTCCGTATCCATGGAAGCCGGTTTTGTCTCTGCCCTGTGCTGTCCGTTCTTCCGGCTCGCCTGGAGAATCGCTGCGATATCGCTTTTCTCGTCATGGGCAGTCACCAGATCGATGAGGGCATCGGATACGGCTTTGCGCTGCACCGGGTCCTTGATTGCGGACACAGAAGGCCTCATGGCTTTCAGGATTCCCGCCGCCAGCTCCCTGTCCATGCCGCAGCTTTTGTCATTCTCTCCTGCGGAAATGACGCCGGGAGTCTCTTCTTCTGCCGCGTCCCCGGTCAGCTGTGCAATGGCCGTGTCAAGGGAATCTTTGGCCTGCTCTTTCTCTTTTTCGGCCTCTCTGGCCGCAAGCCTGGCCATCACCTTGTCGACAATCCCGTCAATGGCTGACTCGTCTTCCGACTCCTGCTTCCCCTTGTCAGCCTCTTCCTTCCCTTTTCCGGTCTCTCCGGGCGCTTCCCCGTCCTCATCGAAAGCTGCCGCAGCATCCATGGCCAGCCGCTCGATCTCCTCCGGGCTCTTATCCTTTACGGCCTGCCCGAAGAGCTTAAAAAATAACCCTTTCTTCTTCATGCCATTCCTTTCCGGCCCTGAGGCCTGTTTATTTGCTGAATCTAAAATAGCAGCCCGCTTCCCGGCTCTTCCCCGGTCAACGACTGCTATGTGATTCCCTCTGATGTTCTTCTGACTGTATGTCCCGTCTTCTCCCCGGACATATTCACATTCATACCCGCAGGAGATCTCCCTCTTTCCGCCCTGGACCGCATCGATCAGCTCTCTGGCATGGATATGCAGGTCAGCCACCACATAATCTTCCCACTCTCCGGATCCGCGCCGCACCAGCTCAGCATGGCCTCTTCCGTAGACCGTCACGTCGTCGGGACCGATCAGAGCCGGAGGGTGGTCGTTGGTGACGGGTTTCCCCTCAAAAGAAGCCAGAGCGGCCTCTGAAAAGACTTCCTCCTGCGGACGGTGAACCGTTATCACCTGATCGGCCTCAGGGCCCGTCAGCCCGATCTCCCTTCCCAGATACTCCTGATCCCCGATCCGGGCGATGGGCACATTTCTGCAAATTAAAAAGCCCTCGCCAGTCTCGATCTGGTTAGGGCTTATGGTGTAGCCGTAGTACTGTATCATGTTGATTGGAAGGCCTCCCTTCTAAGTATCGTATCAAAATCCCGGTATTGTTTCTTTAAATGTTTTCAAAAAGTCTTTCACCTTTGCCATTTGGGAATTATCCTGTAAAAACTCGATCCCCTTCTGCGTAATTCTCAGATCCAGAATTTTAATTCCAAATCCCTCTCCCATATGGGGAAGGACGGTAATTCCTTTAATGTATCCCTCCGATAAAAGACTCTCCATGACGTTGCCCCAATATCCGTTATTGATCCCGAGTGCATCCGGGCCGAACAGGGCAACATCCGGTCTCTCTCCCTGTTTAAAACAGGCATACAGATATGTCAATATTCGGTATACGATTACAAAATAATCATCTTTCGCCATAGTCTGCCCCAAATCCACTTAATTTTTCTGTATACACATTATCCGGAAATATCTACATCGCTAAAATTTCCATTTCAGGCCATAACTCCCTCAAAGATTGCCCATCAATCAGATGCTTCTCAACCATTTCCCCCACATTCGCGTAATAAACCCCATCTCCATCAGGGCATACCGCTATAAAAGGGACTCCGTCTGTCGAAATATTATAGCGCTTCCCTCTTAAAACAAACTCAATATCCAATCCCATCTCAACGGCATCTATCAGCTCCGCCAAGTTTTCCAGCCGATCAAAGTTTCCCTCTGACATTGCCATTACTTTCTCACTCCTTTAACAACATCCGCATTCGCAATTAAATCGCCTTTCCGTAATGGCTCATCATGAGTCTCTGAACGGGCGATCTTTCCATCTGACTGTTCCGTCCACCCATGTCGGTGTGGTACTATGGGATGCTTCTTTGAATTACCATGGTCCGTAAAATCTATGTCCAACCTTGGCTTCCCTGTTCTTCCATAATACCGCCTCTGGACAACCTTCCCGTCTTGTACTTTGTCGTACACACTGTTAGGGGCACTCTTGGACGGCACTTTTTGCGCGGTTCCAGATATATGACTGTTGACAAGTGATTCTCTCTGCCAGTTTACATCCCTATAGGTCTTTTTAACCTCTCCCCACTTCTCAAGATTATTATACTTCATTTCTTGAAACTTCGCAAAGTCTTTTGGAATCTCGTTTCCAAGCGCCGCCCGGTATTCCCGATGCTGCCTCATATCTCGCAAAAGTCTCTGCCTCGCCCGCTCCTTCTCCCGATAAGCCTCGATCTGCTTCTTCGTCCGGGGATCCCGGTCCAGAGGATTCTTTTCCGGGTTTGAGAAATCTTTATCCCGCTGGATCTGTTTGTCAGATTTACCGATCGTAGTATATTTGATCAGACTATGCAGACAATTGGGGTGAATATTCAGGTAGGTATTCGTCAGATCATCAGAACCGGACGGATCCACTTTGCCAAACGCCAGAGACAGAGGCGGATAATCCGGATTCTGGCCGCTTTTTGAGTACACCCTCCCTTCCAGAGCCGCACAGACCGGACAGGTGCTTCCAATCTTGACGATCTGCCACAGATCATAATCGTCGGCAGTCAGTATGGCGGCCACCTCTGCCTGTCTGGCCGTCGTTCGGACTGCCATGTTCGTATAATCCCGCAGGCTCCAGCGTCTTCCCGCCTTATCAACAAACGCGGTAATTCCCTGATTCTGCATTTCCTGAGTAAGCCTTTCACTGGTGACGGTCCATCCTCTTCCGACGGCTTCCTGTGCTGCCACCTGTCTAAGTGTTATCTCTCTCAGAGGATCCGCTTCCAGACGGCCGATCGTATACAGCGTCTGTACGCTTTTATATGCGGTCTGAGAAGCCTCCGTGATCTCCCCCAGCAGATTGTTGCCAAGCTGCTGTACAACTGCGGTCTGTGTAGCTGTAAGCGTTCTGGCATTGCGGTATCCGGCAGCATCTTTTCCTGAGCGGTAAAAGATGGTCTCGATCATTGCCGGCACATAGGCCCATGACTCATCTACCATATTCTGGAGAATGCGCTGCACCCGCTCCAGGGAAGCCACTTCTGCGTAATCCACCAGCCCCCTTCTGCGCTTGCGGGATATCTCGGCGATCAGATCCTGTTCCGTCTTCAGAAAGAGCATTCTCATATAAGCAGTTACATCCGCATTCTTCGGCGGTCTTATGAGCCTTGTCATTCCGTTTTCTCCTCAAATGAATCTTCCGGAAATTCCAACCCCATCACAGGATCCGCCAACATTCGGCTTTTGGTATAGGTCTGTCCCTTTCCCGCCTCAATACTCTCATCCGATATTTTACTGAACATGCCGGTTTCATCAGATATGGCCTGCAGCTCCTGCTGAGCTATGGCAGAATCGATCAGATCATTCTGATAGACAGCCAGGACCGTATTGGTCTTTCTCTCCGCAATCTCAGCAATCTCCTTTGCGTCCGGCGTCCACATGGGAGGAAAATCGATATCCAGGTCACCCGGAATCCGTCCCCATGCTGACAGAGCCATAATCGGAAGAAGCCGTTCAATAATTCCTCTCAGCTCCGTTTCCCGGAGTCCGTCGATGTAATCATAATAATTCTGCATGTCGGATTCCCCTGTGGCGTTGAGCCCGGAAGGAGAACGCCCAAACAGCTTTGTTACAGGCGTCCGGGCCGCTCCCGCCACATCCATCATAATGCGGTCATATACGTCAGACAGACCTGTGAAGGTATACTGTGTATTGTGGATCGCGTCTCCTTTGTTGATCACCCTGGTACCGAAGTTGCTCTCCATAATGGATTGTGCCGCCATCAGATTGTAAAAGCGGCGCTGCATTTCCGTGTTGGCCGTCCCCAGAAGCTGGTCAAGCCCATCCGTCTCCATATAATTGATATTCGCTCGAAAGGTCAGAGCAGCGATGTTGCCGGCCACGTTATCCCGCCGGACCACCTCATTGTAGATTGCCTCGATCTCTGACTCCCCCCAGTATGTCTCCGTAACCTGCTCTATCCAGGGAAGCTCCCGGCCGATAAACCGGATCACCCTGCTGTGATGTACTCTGGCCATCATATGTCCTGTCTCTTCATCCCGGATCGTATAATATGCAGGCAGGCCATAGTCTTTATCCTCCGGGTCTGTGACCAGCTCTCCTTCCGGATAAACGCCGTTCCACCTGTCCAGAATCTGCAGTCCCAGAAAACTCCCCGGCATAACCGTATCCATTTCAAGAGGCTGACTCAGATCATTCTGGCCTTTAATCAGGATCACCCCTGCTGCCCCGCCGTAAAGCCTTCCCCAGTACATTCCCAAAAGGATCTTTTTTCGTATCTGCGTCTGACGTTCCAAATGTTTCATTTGGTCTATGTACTCTGGTTCTATGGCTGATTTGATCTCATACCATTTCCGGATCATGTCGTTGGGGATCGTGGCAATGATGTTCTGCACGATCCAGTTGTCCCGGTACAGGCTGGTCAGAAGCTGATAATTCTGAGTCAGCCTGGTCAGAGGATACTCTGTGGCATTCAGAAGATCCCTGGTTCCGAAACCAATCCTGGCTGCCGGATTAGAAAAAGCGTCCATTGTGGAAATGGGCACCTGCTTTGTCTGTATTGTATCCGCCCTGGTACGGCGGCCTGCGCGTTTTCTGCTCATATAATCCCTATCCTCCAACTCGGCAATATCGTTTTCACAAAGTACCGTAATGCGTCGAGTCCGTGGTCCATCTGCTTCACCGGCTTTTCCTCGCCCCGCTCCGCCGCCTTCTCGTCCCACGCGTAGGACTGCATCTCCGCTTTCAGTCCCACACACGACCAATTGATCATGATATTCTTTTGAGCCAGCAGCGTGGCCACCGCCCGGATTCCGTCAAGCACCTCATTGTCCGCCGGCTTTACATAGAACCCATGGTTTCTCAGTTCCGTAATGAAAGAAGCCGCCGAAGGGTCAACAACAATCGTACACTGGTCCTCCGGCTCTGTCCCCATGAAGGCCTCCATATCGTCCGCATACTGGGCATCTGTCTTTTGGGGAGATCCTGTCCGCCTGGACTCCTCTGACCGGCTGTCCCAGCGGTATTCCCGATCTATCCATATGGTCTCCCCGTCATCCCAGATCTCCAGAAACACACAAGGGTTGGCGGTCCCGTAGTCCACGGCGATATACTTCTGAGCGACAGACTTTAAACCGATGGGGCGCTCCTCATCTGTGTAATAGTTCGCCCTGGTGCACATGGTATAGATCAGGCCTTCCGCCACTGCCCACAGGCCTTTGATGTAACGCAGGAAGAACACACCCGCGTACATGCCGCGGTATCTGGCCTTGACTGCCTTATCCAGGCTCAGGTTATCATCCATGGTAAAATGCAGATAGACAAGACCTTTTTCTTTTTTCTTGTCTATCCAATTTACCTTAAACCAGTGTGTCGGCCCTGCCGGATTGCAGTTAAACCAGAATTTACTGCCGGCCACAGAACACCGCCCTGTCGCCTGATTGACAAAGGACTCCGGCATGAGAGCAACCTCATCGAAAAATGCTCCCGCTGCCGTGATACCCTGTACCAGGTCCTGTGACGCCTCATCTTTGCCGCCAAAGATATAAAAGTAGTTGGTACGCCCCTTCCGTGTAACCTCCAGCATGTTTGGAATATCGCCGGACAGATGGTACACCCAGTGATAACCCCTGCTTGTCAGCATCAGCTTCAGGTTCTGCAGTACATTGCGTTTAAAAGAGCTGATGGTCTTCCCTGCCATAATAAAGTTCTGGCCGTCAAATTTTTCCATGGCCCAGAAGACAAAGCCCAGGGACATGGCTACCGTCTTGCCTGAACGGATCGCGCCATCAGCGATAATGCCATTGCAGTCTTTCACCGGACTGCTGTCCATCCACCAGTTCATTACCCGACGCTGTCTGCGGGAAAAAGGCTTAAACTTAAATATCGGTTTCCGTTTCTTCATCTTTCTGATCCCAGTCTTTCCAGTCCCCCGATCCGTTCAAAGCGTCAAGGAAACCGTCGTCTGGTTCTTCCTTGTCCTCTGTCTCGCCTGCGGCTCTCGCAGCCATCTCAACCCGCTTCCGCTCCAGCTCAATCTGACTGTCATCAAATCCGAACTTGTGCAGAGACTCAATCGCCCGCTGTTTCCTGGCCTGAACCCGGGTCAGTGCCTCCTCGATGGCCTGGATCTGGCCCAATTTGCCTTCATATTTCTTTTTCTCGTCTTTCTCACTGATTTCAACACTTACCAGGGTCATTTCCCCAGCCGGCTCTCCGCTATCCAGGCGCTCCACAGATTCTCTTATAGCCTCAATCCGTCTCAGCATACGCCGTTCCCGGACAGTGAGGAGCCGGATCTCCTGGATCTGAAGGATCCGCTTATCTTCCGGCACAGACTCGGCCAGGCGCCGCTCCTCCTCGTCCAGGCAATCAAAAAGGAGAGCTTCAAACTCTCCCGTCGTGACTGCATTTTTATTTCCCGGCGGCCCAGTGCCTCCGTGTCCTGTGGCGTTTTGGTTGTGTGGCTGGCCGCCTTTGCGTTTCGCAACGTTGCGTTTTCTCTTTTGCAACGTTGCATTTCCATTATCCCATTTATATCGATTCTTCCAGCTCCGGATCGTGCCCTCCGGGATATCCAGAAGCTGGGCAATTTCAATCAGTTTCCTGCCTTCCCGGAACAGTTTCCTTGCCTGCTCCGTCCTGGCGTCCGGTGCCCTTGCCAAGCATCACCACCTCTCATTCGTTTCGTTTTTGAGTTTTAAGATAAAAAATCAGCAGCCAGGCTGTGACACCTGGCTGCCGTATATGATAGGGGAGGATAGAAAATCAGATGGCTGTATCAGTCAGCTTTCAGTTTTTCCAGTCTATACTATACCATTTTTAAAACGAACAGAGCGAACAAAACGAACAAACTTTATTTTACACTCCCTTTTCCGACATAAATCTTTCAAATTCCATTCTCACACCATCCGCTGTCGCTTTTCTTCCCATGCTCATGGCCACTTCGTTCCAAGATTTTTGCTCGAAAAACCTTTTCTGGATAATTCTCTGAATTCTTACCGGAATAGTGTTCAGCCATTCCTCCACCTGCCGTTTTATCATCGCCGCGTTCTGTTTTCTCTTCTCCAAAATCTTCTCTTCCTCTTCCAGCTCTCTTTGGCTGGAAACTACGGAATATGAAAGCCCTGACACATGAAAACGCTTTTCCGTGTAAGGAAAATCTGGCAGGGAACCTTTCACGGTTCCCTGTACAATAGTCTCCCGGCGTCTCTTTATCTTCCGGATTTCTTCTTCTGTCTCTTTTATAAGCTTACAAGCATCTATATACTGTTCCAGTACCACCTTGTCCAATGTTATCCCCTCCCCTCAATCCGTCATTTCATCCGCGGTTTGTACACCCTCTCACTCGCAAGATATTCCTCATGCTTGCGCTGCTGCCCCAGGAGCTGCTCCAAGCGGTTTAATGTGTCCTTAGGCCCCTTTCCCTCAAAGAACTTTACCAGAGCCTCGTACAGCTGAACCTCGTCCTTATTCCTCCGGCGCATTCTGCGGCTCTCCTGCAGTTCTACAGCAGCGCGGTGCAGTTCCTCATCATCTGAGGCGAACTCGACCTGGTGCACAAAATCCTGAAGCTTCCTGTCTTCCTGATTAACCATGTCATAAGCCAGCCGGTATCCAGAACTGCATTCTCTGACAAAATCAAGAAATTCCTTTATCCGCTCCGATGGTTTCTTCTCCGCTGCCTCCGACATCGGCCTCCACCTCCTTTTTATCTGATTTCTGACTGTCCAGTACGCTGCTCCGTCTCTATTATCACGTCCCCTGCGTAATCTCCAATCTGCGCCGCCTCCATTCTATCAACTCCGGATTGTCGATCACGTTGCCGATAATCTCTCCCCAGTACTGAACCCCATCCAGGCTTATGGGTATATAGCCAATACGTTCTATGCGAAAACTGCCGTCATGCTTCATATAACGCACCTCCGCAGGCAACCCTTTTTTATTTGACCCCGGAATCGCTATGACATCACCTTCAAATATCTTCCTGCCGTTTCTATCCTTCAGGCCTGTGTACTGGCAGACGGTTTCGGGGTCTACTTTATAACAGTCTTGACTGTCATATCCATTGCTTGGGAAGACATATACCTCACCATCATGTACATGATACGACAGATCACCTTCCACCCACTCGCCGTTATCGATCCGTTTTCCCCTGAATAGAATCTCTCTCATGTTCTGCCTCCATCATAATCAAACCCTTTTCTTTGGCAATACTCCCGCCACGTCTCTTTTCGATAGCATCCGCCATATATGTACCTCTGTTGGAATTCCAGCTGCATCTTATTTGGCTTGATACCTAACCGCTCGTTCCGCTCAGCCTGGGCGTATAGATTGATGGATTTGTATCTTTTTAAAACCTCCACGCGCTCTACCACATCTTCAATCTCATCCGTTACCAACAGATATACAAAAATTCGATATGGACGCACACCATACTTTCCAAGCAGGTCCACTGTATGCCTGATCGGCTTTATCTGACTCTTTTTATCACACGAAAACCGGATGAACCGGATCCACTGGAGACGTGAAAGAATCCATGCGATCCGATCATCTACCAGGCGGGCATCCAGCCCTTGATTCAGATCAATCCTATATCCGCTCCCAATCAGTCCCTCCAGCTGCCGAATGCCATACTCACAGGCCAGAATGTTGTTATCCATCAGCACCAGCTTGTCCGTATCGGGTCTCACGATATCCTGCCACTTGCGGTATGGCCTGATCTTCCCCTCCTTATCGGGCACGACACACCAGCGGCAGTGATTTGGGCAACCCCTCGTCAAATACCCTATGGCGTAATCACATTCCGGATAGATTGAGTAATCCGGGAACATATCATCCATTTCTCCTGGCAACTCTCGGCCCATCGGAATATCTCTGTATCCGGTGCCGCCTCGCACTGTATCTTCCGGAAGGTGTGGATTAACCGGAGTAAAATCAAATACCTTGCTGCTGTATACCAGGTTATACTGGTGTAAAGGGTTCCACCACTCAACCGTGTCACCCTGCGCCTTGTGCCACGCAGAAATCTTCATCAATGCGAGATTAGGGAAATTCTTGGATTTAAGGTGTTCCTTTTCCGCATCGTGCAATCCAACAATCAATTCTCATTCACCCCTCCCTGCTGCCTTCTGTAAGGCGCACAGGGTGCACAGCTTTCCCTCAAACATGTCATCTGTAAATCCTTCCGGGAGCGGCCTGTCCCAGCATTCCCGGCCGCAGTCCGGACAGGTGGTTTTCTTCCAGGTCTTATCCGACGGCCTGAGGACATTTTCTACAAGCGGCATTGCCAGCCAGCCGCCTCTATCCGATCTTTTTCTTGGTTTAATCTCTATCATTCCTTCACTCTCCCTTTTCACACTCAACGACTCCGAAATGATAACTGCACTCATCGCATATCGCAGTACCATCATTGCAAAAGCGTATGATTTCTGCCCCGCATTTGGGACAGTATGATATATCATCATTTTCTGTTATCCCGCTTATAAATCCGTACATCTTATCCTCCACTAATTCTCAATCAAACATCTTTTCCTGCTGCTCCTCCGGCTCAAAGTTCATCCAGAGGACTTCTGTCTTCCGGGAAGCAATCTGGGAGTAACTGATCGCTTCTTCCCGGTGCCACTCCCGGAGCCGGTCATTGTACAGAGGACTGTTATACCCGGATACGATTACCGGTCCTGTGTGATCCAGGAGGACGTCCAGCAGCTCCTCATGATCCTCGTCCAACATCTCATACCGGTACTGCCTGCCGTGCCTAGTCGCCAGCAGATAGGGCGGATCCGCATAGATCAGCACCTCCGGAGAGTTAAACCGCCGGATCAGCTTCACCGCCGGCATACACTCAATCTGCACTCCCCGGAGGCGTTCTGCTGCCTGCATGATCTTTTCTGGGAGATTGCACCAATCCCTGGCGGCATAGGCCCGCTCCCGGCCCTGAATATCATTCTTCCAGCCGACACGCTCTCCGTTTGTCCGGAAGCCGTGACCCATCTGGAGGCATATGTAAAAGTTTACTGCCTGTTGCAGGCTGTCCTCCGGCTCTGCGGCAAAGGCCTCATCATAGACCTGTCTGGAGTAGGGAGTGTAATAGATCTCGTGAGCCAGACGCTCTGGATCCCGTTTAATCCAGTCAAACAGGCTTACTACCCTACCGTCCATGTCGTTGACTGTCTCAATATGACTTCTGGTCTTGTTAAAAAGGACGGCCCCGCTACCAAAGAACGGCTCCAAATAACTGTGGTGCTCCGGGAAGTGGCTGATGATCCACTTTGCAATACCCCATTTGCTTCCCGGATATTTCATGATGGCCTTCATACCGCTGCAACCTTTCTGGATCCCTTCTCTGCATGTTCCTTATCTACCAGCACCCTGAGCTTGGCCAGCTCCTGATCGATAGCTTTCAGCTCAGAGGCATAATCTGGTTTCCAATGAATCCCGGTAGTCAGGATAAAAAGCCGCCTTTCCACCAGGGCAAGGTATCTCAACACTTCTTTTTCTGACATTTGTTTCCTCCTCTCACGACCACCTTTTATCTTCTTTGCTGTCCTCTATCAGCCGTTCCACCTCGTCCGGACTCAGACCCGTATCCTCATAAGCCTTGAGTTTACACATCGCTCCATAGAGACGATGGTCGATCTCGTCCCAGGCTATGTCCCCGACTCCCCATTTTCCGTCCGGGGTCTTCCAGGTGATTCTCTTCATTTCCGCTTCCTCCATCGCTTTTTTCACCTCCGGCAGTGCGCAGGCCACGATGTTTAAACCGTCGCGGTGCAGATTCAATTCTTTCCAGCTGCAGCGGGCACAGTCCGGACCGTCCTCTAACTCGGTCTGCAGCTTCCGACACTCCCGGAAATCCTTCTCCATCTGGTCCGACACACGGATATGAATCTCTATGTGTGGAGATGGACTGATCCTAATCTCTTTCACGCTTTCCGACCTCCTTCAGCTTCCCGATCAGCGCCGACCGGTTTGTCCGGCAGTTCCGGAAGGGCTTTCCCGGCTCCAGCAGATAATATTCCTCGTGTCCATACCCATTCCGATAAGCACAGCCCTTTGCGCTGTAATCAAACAGCCTGGCCCAGTACACCCTGACTACCATGGTCGTGCCATCAGGCAGATCATACCGGTAATATCTCTCACCGGTCTGGGCCGTCTCGATCCACAGGGACCAGGCGGCGTATGCGTCGATAAAGGCTGCTCGTTCTTTGTCATTTTTTAAGATGGGCAGCGCGTTCCCATTTCCTTTTCTCTCCATCTACTGCTCCTTTCCTACACTGCGGGGTCAGCCCCATACAGCCGCCTGCTCCCAGGGCCGCCAGCCGGCAGCCGTTCCGGTCCCTGGTACGAAGGCACATACTTCAGCAACACCTCCTGTACCTCGCCGGAATTATCCGTGTAAATCTTCATGTCCGCCAGGTTCATGCCGCTTATGATCGGCTCCACTACCTGCTCTTTTATATCGCTCTGCCTCACTTGATTTCCTCCCTCATCTATTCCTCAAATTTGTCACCTTGTCTCTTCCTCCAGCTGACTAAATGCCGCCAGCATCAGTCTTCCGCATAGATTCCCCCCATGATATTTCCGTATGGTCTCCCCCATATCTTTGACAGCGGATTCCCATAGCTCCGGCCCCATGGGTTTTCCATGGTATTTCAAGTAAAACAGATACGCGTCGCAAAACACACCCTTCACCATCTTCCCGGATTCCTCGTTCTGTCTCTCCCGCCCCATGCTCACAGCACGCACCCCTCTTTCCTGTAATGTGCCCGGCGCCGTTTCCACTGATTCTCACAGAACTGGATAGCATCCACATAGTCCAGACAGACAGCATCCTCTTTCCCGTCAAATATCCTGGCAATCCTCCCGACGCTTTGTGTCACTACCGCATAATCCTTTTTGGGGGTGGTCATATACAGCCTGTCCAGCCTGGGGATATCCAGTCCCTCCTTGGCCAGGCTGAAAGAGGCGAACAGGTAGTGTTTTCTTCCTTCTCTCATATCCTCGATAGCCTGTTCTCTCTCCCGCCTGGCTTTCTTGCTTGTCATCGTTCCGTCTATCATGACACTCATTGATTTCAGTTCCGCCGGCAGTCCGTCCATCAAAAGATGCAGATGTTCCAGCCGGTCTGACAGAACCAGGTTGTAATGCCCCCTGTTACTGGTCAAATCCCTGATGATGATACGGTTCCTCTCCCCGTTTCTGGTCAGATAGGACATTAATCTCCCGTAATCGATCGTTCCATCAGTGTCCAGACAGGAAAATCCCGCTCTGATCCCGGTATCTCTCCTGTTTACCCGGACCTTCATGGTCTTCCCCGCCACCGCCTCTTCCGGAACCCGGTACCTCACCGGCCCCAGAACAGCGAAGGTGCTCTGTATCAGCCCATCAGACCGGTGTACCGTGGCGGACAGCCCGTATTTATACCTGGCAGCCAGGCTGTTCATCACCTTATAAAACATCGTCACGCTTGTCGGCGTTCCTGCCAGACGGTGGCATTCGTCCACAATCACCACATCCCATGCAAACCGGTATTTTTCCAGGTCAAGCCTGCTCAATGTCTGGACTGTGGCAAAGGTCATATGGCTCCCTGTTTCCACCCTCCCGGCCGTAATCGTTCCCAGTGCCTCCTTTGGCAGATACTGGGATGCCCGTTCGTAAGACTGCGCTAGAAGATCCTGGGTATGGGTAATCCACAGGGCCTTCCTGGACAGGGACACCACCAGGGCGATCCCCATCTGGGTTTTTCCCGATCCGCATGGGCTCTGGAGGATACCGCAGCTCTGTCGCTTCATGGTCTCCACCGCCGACGCTTGGTAGTCATACAGCGGAATCTCGCCGCCGTATTCCAGAAAACCGTTGTCAGCCAGATCCGTCTCTATGGTGTCCCCTTCCGACATAAATCTCCTGACCTGCTGCCCTACCCCTGTAGGCAGAATCAGGTCACTTCCGTCCACCCGGTACAGCCACAAATACTCCGGCGTCCTTCCTGTCCATAGCCCTCTGCGCCGCCTTGTCGCGTATTCCGGATTCGGGAGAACCAGATGGCTACTGCACCATTCTGTCAATTCTCTTTTAGCGTCTTTTACGCGGATCTCAGATCCAACCATAACCCTCATTGTCTTTTTCCTCCCTGCCCTGTTCTCCTGCCTCCAGGAGCCAGTCTTCCAGGCTTCTGGCATAGATCCTGATTTCAGAGCTCCCCAGGATTTTCACCCCCTGTTCCCTGAGTCCTCTCAAAACCCTGTAGTCCGCCAGCCAGACTGGCCCCCGTGGGAACCGGATAGCAAACATGCCGCCTCGATTCCCCGTCTTTTTAAAAAGCTCCATGGCGTTCAGCTGGTTCTCTTCCATACGGGAAAGCCTGAAATACCCCTTCTCACAGTTCTTGCAGTCAAACAGGTATGTCTCTCCCTCCCTGGCTGCCATGATGTCGCAGGGCTGTCCATTTCTGTTGTCCTGAAAGAGATGGACCCAGAAACCCGCCGCAGCCAATCGGCTGGCAAACTCCCTCTCAAAGCCTGTCCCCGCTGTCTTATTTCCCATTCTCTGCCTCATAACTCAATCTCCAACTGCTCATATTCTGGAACTTTTACAAAGTCGTCTGAAAGCAGAATCCCGAACTGCTCCGACACTCTCTTAAAATTAGCCGCAATTTTATATGGCGCAAGGTTCTGACGAACCGCCACCCGATCCATTGCTTTCAGGTAGCTGGCGACCTCTCCGATAGGAATTTCCATCGGGTTAGGATTCTCCCGATCCTTTTCCATTTCATTGAACCGCTTCACATAACGGGCTGTGAACAGCACTCCCTTTTCGCCCGTAGATTTGTTTGCCAAGAAATCACAGCCAAGGCGGGTTACTTCATAACATGGTCGCTCTTCTCCTTTTGCGTCCACATAGGACGATTTGCAGAAGAAATCAACCACGGACATTTGTCCTTCGTTAAGGATTTCAATATATCCTTTTCTGTCTTTCCTGCCCTCAATCTTCTTTAACAGGTCACTATGTGGTACTTCCATCATCTCAGCCACCTCCAGGGTGGTTATTGTCGCTTTTCTTAAATCGTTCATTTTACGTCACTCCCTTCTTCTCCGCTCTTATTACCTCAAACAGGGCGTCGCTCAGTTCCTTCATCTCTCCCTCCAGCTCATGGGTCATGCAGGTCAGCACATGGAGAGCGCCGTCAAAGTTGCCCGCATCGTTCGGTCCTTCAACGATGGCGTCATGGACTGCCAGCGTCAGGCTGTTCAGCGCCCATGCTTTGAACTGCAGTTCCTCCAGTTTGAATGCGATTTCTTTTACTGTCATGATATTATCCTCCTATAGTGAGCATTTTGCTCACTGTTCTTTTTTACGATTGTAGTGTACAATATGCTCACTGTCAAGTATTTTTTATTTAAGAGGACTATCATGTTTAATACTCGTTTGAATCAAACACGCAAGGAACAAGGAATTACCGCCCAACAAATGGCCGATAGGCTATGTATCAATATCCGTTCATATAGGGCTTATGAATCGGCTGACCGCTCCCCTAATATTGAGATTCTGGTTAAAATAGCGGATATTTTAAATGTCTCTACGGATTATCTGCTTTGTCGGGATGAATTTCTGAAATCTTGCGAAGTTCCCTCTGATGAATAGCGAATAGGTCTTCCAGAGCATCCCATATTTTAATTGACCCTAGCCTTTCCCCACTCTCAATCTGCTTGTAGTATCTTATCTCTGTGTGGAGATAATCTGCCACTTTTTGTTGTGTCATACCCGCCTTTTGACGGGCTGATTTTAATATTAACCGACTTGTATTCATATTCTCCACCTCATGGTCTAACCTTTTTCTGCTTTTGTCTAACCGCAATCTAACCTGAAAAAAGCCGGAAAGCCCTGTTTTTAGCGATGGTCTAACCGTCTAACCAAAAATCCGCATATATATACATATATTTTATTCACAGGAGAGAAACCTGTCTTTTTCTCCCTCGCGTTACGTATTATAAATTAGGTTAGACTGGTTAGACGGTTAGACTATATATTAAAAAGCCTTGATCTAAGCGGCTTTCAGAGTCTAACCTTGGTCTAACCTCATGCGTTCAAGGTTAGACTTTTTAATTCCAGTAAAGCATTTTAAACAAATGGCAGGGTCTCCTGCCCTTCTTCCACAATTAAAAAACCGTCTTGATCCACGGAATCATCCTCCGCGGGAAGCGCAAGTTTCACATAACTGGACTTGATCCCATACACCTTTGTGCAGTGGACAAACTTCCCCTGGCTGTTCCGGATCACATAATTCTTATCCGCCCATTTTCTGATCACTGCCGTGTAATCATACCGGTTCTGTTCCAGGAATCCCTGGAGTACATCCCGGTTGACAACCAGAACTTCTGTCAGTTTCTTCTCATTTTTCTCGATTTTCCCCCATACCTCCCCTCTATTGGGGGAATCCTGATCTTTGGGATCCTCAAACCGCACCGGATTCCTGGCGGCCCAGTTTAAAACCGCCTGGTAAGCCCGCTCCGCCACATCCACATCCTTTGTGCTCTGCAGGTATTTCCCAACCTGAGAGACTGACAACGGCTGCTCTTCGGGAAACAACAAAGCAGAGGCCATCTGATCTGCCAGAAGAAGACATGCCATCGCCATGGCCTGCTTGTCCGTCGTGTCAAGCCTGCATAAGGTCTCGAATAACTCACGGTACCGTTCCACCATGGCAGCCTTCTCCAGCCCCTGTATATGCTCCACAAACTGCTTTCCCGCAAAGCCATAGTTCTCCTGAACCACACTGCTGACATAATGGCCGTCCTCCATCAGGCTTCCGTCCAGCGCCATCTCTATAACCCGGTTCTTGGAGCCGCCTCCAGAGTTTGCCTTGGTGATGGGCTCCTCTCCCGTGAAGATAAAACTGTTCTTCCAGGTCCTGGTATCCTCCACGCCTCCGTGGAGCTTGGCCCTCCCCCGGTCCACCCCCTCCGTAATCTGGTAGATCAGCTGGTCAAAGTTTCCCTGCCACTTGTCCTTGATCGTCTGCAGCTCATCGCCGGCAAAGGGGATGCTGCACAGAAACGCCGAGTGACGCATGATGGCATTTTTTGTCATGTTCATCGTCTTCACCAGGCGGCCCAGCCCGGGATTCCCCCAGATACTCATACACACCATGAGGGCCACCGTCTTGCAGGTCCCTGATTCCCCCCACACATGCAGCACAAAAGGAAGGGCTCCCACAGGCTCCAGCAGCACGGATGCGAAGCTGGCTGCCATCATAATCCGAAGCTGCAGGTTCCTTCTCAGTTTCCTGCACAGATCTTTCCATATCTCAAAATCACCGTTCTGCCTGATGTTCTTAAACACTGCCTCATATTCCGGGTCGCCCTCATACCGGATATCCGCCTCGTATGGGATAAAACCGCCTGCTGACCAGCCCAGACGGTTAATCGACTTTTTGGGATCCAGGACTGCCGGATTATAGCCCACACAGTCACTGATATACCGTACCAGGTTCTTGGCATTATCCGAAGTCACCTCAATGCCGTACTGGCTTAACGCATCTACAATCCGGTTCGTATTGGCGCACACACTTCGATCCACGGTTATGGTCTGCCATACGGCCGACTTAAAATAAGCCAGGGTGATCTTCTCTTCTGACGTGTCAACATTTTTCAGGATCTCCACCGGAAGAAGCGGGTGGCTGCAGGCCAGGACCGGTACTGGTTGAAAATTCCTGTCAAACCTCGTCGTCCTCACTCCCAGGTCGTCCGCTGTCCATTCTCCACACGACAGCTCCAGCGGCTGTCCTGTGAACCTGGTCCGGTTTCCGTCCTGCCTCATGCGCTGCATGTAGTCCAGCTGGTACTGGCGGAAGATGTTGTTGAATTCGGTGAAGCGTTTCTTCTCCCTTGCCGCATTCCGCAGCGCCTCAATGTACTTTTGACGCTCTACGTTATCATCGATCTCAAAAATGGCGTAAAAAATGTCATCCGGAAATGGCTCCGATTTCTCCAGCCTGGTCATACCAGCCAGCAACTCTTCTCTCGATTTCTCCAAGCTTTTTCACCGCCTCCCTGTTTCCATACAGCTCTTCCGGACACCGCTCTATGCAGTCCAGAAGATATTCTATATATTCCAGTCTGTGGATTCCTTCCAGAAAACACGGACTTTCCGGATCCCTCCTGGCATCGCACAGCAGGCCGCGGTACAGGCCCAGATACAGCTTTGACCGCTTTACAAACCTGACCATATTCCGGTGTTTTTTCGCCGTAAGTGCCGCCTCCCGCCTTTCCCTGTACGTAGAAGGCTCCGTTAAAGGCACATGAAACACATCCGCCAGTTCCCTGGCAGCTTCAGAGTTGCGTATTCCTAAGTACCGGGCAGCAAACGTAATCTGATCCCCGCCGGCTCCGCAGGTAAAGCAGTAATACCCTTTGCCGTCAGGAAATAGTTTCATGCTCGGATGCCGGTCCTGATGGAAGGGGCAGGCGCACCAGCCCCTTCCATCCACCCGGATCCCGTAATGCTCCACAACCTGCCGCATGTCTATGGCTTTCTTTATCTTCCGGTATATCTCCGGATCTTCCCTACATAAACGGGATTCCTTCATCTTCCGCTCCCTCCGGGATTGTCATAAACCCATCACTTACGAAAGGAGGCATTTTTGCATTCGCGGGATTAGGATCCGGGCGGGATACTGAATCTTCCGAAAGCAGACTGTCTTCCGGGATCTCCGCCTCCGCAAGTCCCGCCACGCTGCGGATCTGGAACAGCTCTGTAACTATGGAACGGCTGCCGTCCTTCTTCTCGTACTGCCTGCGGCGGAAAAGACCCCCGAAGCGTTTTCCCACCAGGGTCTTCTCATTATTTTCCTTATCCCACTGGAAAATAAAGTTATTAGATCTCTCAATAGATGTGATAATCCCTTTCAGCCATGGAGTCCCCTTCCCAGTCATGTTCTGCTTAAATATTCCCCGCCAGTTTACCTCTGACGGGTTCTGCGCCTTTTCAGAATTAAAGATCTTCTGGTAAAAATCTTTATACTCCCCTTCCGCGATATCATACAGGATCACGAACTGCTCGTTGTTATTTTTCGACATCTGGGTAGCCACCTGCTTGATCGTGCAGATGTATTTCCCCTTGGGGAGCTGCTGGAACTCCCCCGTGTAAACCGGTGCCTGGTCATAGCCTTCGGGTTTCCTTATCATGATTTTGCCTCCTCTGCATTTTTGGGATTCTGAATCCCGTAGTACTCCCGGATCGCGTTGTCCACCAGGAGCAGGTCATTGGGGATCTCGCTGTCCTCGAACATCCCCTCCGGGGACTTGCTGATGGCCGCACCGTCCGACTGAGTGATGAACTTGTGCTCCGTCATGTTGTTGACGCAGCGCAGCACCACAGTGAACAGCCCTTCCAGGCAGATCTTATCGTCCAAAAGTTTGCCGATGGTCTTCGCCTTGATGTTCCCGTAATCGTCCGTGTCCTCGTGCATGATGATATACACAATCTTGTCGCCGGGCATCTCATTGATGATGGTGTTCTGGATCAGGCTCCAGAAATCGTCCGCCATCTGGTTGTATAAGCCGAACACGTCATTCCCTTTCCCTTTCGTGCTGTGGTTCCTCATGAAGAAATTGGTAATGAGGTAGCCTGCGTCATCGATCACTACCGATTTTGCAGGCGCCCCTTTTATCGCCTTCCTGATTTTCTCATAGTCATCAAAAACCCAGCCGTTGATCTTCCCTTTAAAGGGAAGCGGCTTTTTAAGCACGCTCACAAGGTTAAAATCCTTCCCCACGCAGTTCTTCATGCTGGCAGACTTCCCGCTGCCGGACTTCCCAATGATTAATACTGGTATTGCCATTTTTACTCCTCCTGTCGTCTAATAAGGCAGTGGTTCCCCCATGTCCCCATCCGCCTGTTTATTAGTTTCCAGCCCTTCCCTGCGGATCCAGCTGCTCTCAAAAAAATCAATCCCTTCTAGGCGCGGGAACAGAACCGTTTCCGCCCTCTCCCCGCAGCTCTCCCCGTGCACCCAGTAGATGGCTGTGTCATTCTTGTAATACAGGACCGTACCGCCAAGCACGCTGGGCCGCCCCGGCATGGACTCCACGGATGCGTCCAGCTCCGCGGGGGAGATCACCTTCCCCGTCAGCCTCCGGACCGCCTGCCAGGTGAAGAAGCCCGCTGTCAGGGCTGCAAGACACTCCCCGCCATACGCCGTCTTCCCGCCCCGCTCCAGCCAGGCCAGGGCCGCACTGTAACGATAGACAGCCCAGGTCATGGCAGCCGAGAGGAGCGCGGCAGCCGCCCGGCTTCCAGCAAATCGTTTCGCGGCCTGCGCCAGATGATCCCGTAGCGGCAGCACGGACACAGGTATCTTTCCTTCGGGATCCGCGCCCTGGAAGATACATTCCACTCCAAGGCACCTCCTTGCCTCCTGATAGAGTCGGATCATGACGGTTCCCCTTCCTCGATGAGGGAGTCCAGGCCCTCAATCC